TTGTTACCAACAGTAATTTGTTTAAACGCTCCCCATCCTGTTGCGTTAGGGTATTTTAATGTTGGACAAGAACCTTTAAGGTAACCACTTCTACCTAATACGAATCTATCAGAGTTAGTTCTATGTTCTCTATAAATGTCCCATCCGTCAAAACCTCCACTCACTAAGAATGTGAATTTTCTAGCGTATAATCTGTAATATGGGTTTGATTCATTCTCAGGGTCTTTTGTAAATTCTGCCGAACCACAAACGAATGCTGGTGTACCACTTGTTACAAATGTATGAGGTATTGTAATTCCACTTGCATTTTTATCCATGTGGAAACCTCTTGTTTTGTAAGCCCAATCCGCACCTGTAACTGCGTCACATAAATTTGATGGGATTTGTTTACCTTTATATTGGTAGAAATCAGTGTCAATACCAACCGTATCAGAAATACCTAAATAAGTTCTTCTAACATTATCGCCAGGACTTAAAGACACCGCGTTAGCACCTGTACTTAAACCAAATGGTGGGTCAAATACAACTTCACCTGGGTAATCGTACTTAGATTTAATTAATGGGAATGGTGAACGACTTCCTGCGTATTCTCTTGTTGTGAAACCTTCGAAACCACAAGGTAAAGCATCTATTGGTGCTTCCTCGTTCAATTCAACCATTATGTATTTTGAGTTCAATTGATACTCACCATCTGACGTACCAACTTTTTTACCGATGTAATTATTATCGTTAGGATTCATATTACAGTTAGTAAATTTCTCAATAACAATTGGGTTATTATCAGTGTCAAAGAAATCTCTAACTAATACATCAAATGTTCCATTATTAAATGAAATGTTTGCGATTGAGATTTTAACTTCAGTGTTAGCGTCATTACCGTCTGAAATTGTCATGAATCTGAATAAGTTAAATACTTTATTACCTCTTAATTCTGACACAACCCATGGTGATGATGGTGACTGATATTTTTCTAAATAGAAACCTATTGATGATGGGTCATTTAATTGTCTAGCATCTGGTAAAGATACTAATTCACAATTTAAACCTCTAATATAACCTTTTCTATACGCATTAACTAATAAGTTAGTATATTGTTCCTCAACAAATAATGGAATTGAGTTTCTATCTTTACCAAAGTTATCTCTACCAAATACTTTACTTAATTCCTTAGAATCTGAATTAGACAATGACGTTTCAAAGAATAACGTTGTACTATCTGATTTAGTAACATTTAAACCAAAAGTTGAGAATGGGTTTTTAGTTACACCTGAGTAACCACCTGTACAAACCATTTCAACATCAGTTAATCCTGTTACAGTATAAACAGGTCCATTATCAGTACTAAAAGTATCAACACCTCTTGAACGTAATGTTGCAACAACTAAATCATCATAATCTGTGTAAGCAGTACCTGAGTAAACATAAACTCTACCTGTAATAGTACCTGTATAACAATTAACAGGTGCTGCAGTTGTAGTTGTTGTAGTTGTTGTTGGAACAGGTGTAACACAAGGATTTGTAGTTGTCGTAGTTGTCGTTGGTGCTAATGTAGTTGTCGTAGTTGTCGGGATTAAATCCACATTAACAATACTCCAAAAAGAATAACCTGTATAAGACCCTGAACCTACATTGTCAAACAACGCATAATACCAAGCATCGTTTTCAGGTGCTAAGTAAGTTGAGTTATCACCAGCAGTTAATGTATTATCATAAACACTGTTTACTTGTAAAACATTTGTTGCTGCGGTATAACCTGCAGTTTCTAAATAATCGTAATCAAATTTTGGAACAGTACCATAGTAATAAACCGAACTAGCTTCTTTTTCATTTACTGTTTGGTCATTAATTGTTTTAGGTGCTTGGATGATATTGAAGATTTGACTCTTAATGTCGTAATCCAAAGTTGATGTTGAATTATCAAAATTCTCATAAGGAATTGTTAATTTGTCGAAAATCTCAGATGGGATTTGTGATGTGTTTGTAAATGTAATAGAATTGATACTATCAGTACATCCTGTGAAATCAATTTCGAAATCAACTGTTTTAAAATCAACACACACGTTTTCACAATCAATTGTAGTTGCACTTTCACAAAAGAAATTAACTGTAGATTTGTCAACGTTAGCCTTTGTTAAAATAGACCAAGATGGTCCTGCGTCATAACCTGACAATCCTAATATTCTTGTAACGAACAATTGGTTAGATTGTTGTAAATAAGATTTTGCAATGTAAGACGCTTCATATTTTGGTATTTGTGTGTTAACAAATTTCTCAGGTGATGTTCCCCCGAAATAGGTTGTAAACTCGTCAAAATTGGTTATAAAGATAGGTTCAAATGCGGGACCTTTTAACGTCTCACCTACAATACCTAACGTAGTAACACCAACACTTTGAGCCACAAAACTCAAATCAACCTCAGATGTATAAACCCCAGGTGATACGAATACTTTACTGTTTGTCGCCATTATTTTTTTGGTTTTTTTATTTATTTATTTTTATTTTATTGATAAATATTCTGAAAAAAACCAAAGTACTTTACTTTCCTGCAAGTATTTATAATTTAGGTAGAATATATTCTGCCTTTTTTCTACTATGGAAAATGAGGGTAAAGAGATAAAGAATTTAAAGATTTCTAAGGAAGTTCATGATGTTTTAAAAAAGTATTGTGATAAAAGAGGTATTAAGATTTACAGATTTTTAGAAAAGTTAATTTTAGAAAAATGTAAAGAATCTAAAGATATCTATGGTGAGGATTAAATAAATGTTTCTATTAATTCCAATGTCGACTCACTATTGTTATCAATTTTAACAATATCAATTTTTAAAACATCGTTAGTGTTGATTTGTATTACTGTTAAATCACTACCGTAATAATCATCATTAATGTACACATCAAAAGAATCAATATTGGTCATATTACCAACATTTAAATCGACATTATAATTAAATAATTGTGATAACACGTTATTACCGACAACAAATGTTGTCTCTATTTTTGAACCGTCTATTGATTTGTTTTTAATTTGTTTTTTTGATTTGTTTGAGTCTACTTCTAAAACTTGTAATACTCTTGAAATTGCGGGTGAAACCTCAAACTCATCTTCATTAATCAAAAATCCTAACATTGTGAATTCATAACTTTGTACGTAATATTTTCTTTTTTCGATGTCTGAAACAGATTCGTCAGTTATAGCACCCATAACTATTGGAATGTAATGACCTTTAATTTGTGTGTAAGCCTGTCTTGATGAAAACTTTTCTAAAACAATTCTATTGAATTCGTTTAGTTCTCTCATTCTATTACAAACAATTTTAACTTGGAATGATATATCAACAGGCACAGGTTGTGGTATTTTGTAAATGTCCACACCATTTCTTTGTCCATCCCAAGTTGGTACTTGTGCATAAAAAAATTGTCTCCTATTAGGTATGGTATAAACGGTTGATGGATTTGTTCCATATTTAACTTCAGGAATTCTAACAACAGTTATAAATGGAGGTTCAACGTTTTTATCTAAGTTTTGTATATCCCAAGTTTGAGCAAACTGTGCCCAATTTTGTGTTGTTACCAAAATATCAATCATAGGTATAACTTTACCTGTAACGATTGTTTTTAAATCATTTTTTACAAATTCTAACATACCACCATCCAAATCAGCGTGTAGGATTGATTTGGGTAAATAAGTCCCGTCTCGATTAATCTTTTCAAGTAACTCTTCTCTTCTACCTAAAAGAGTTTTCTTTTCAGTTAATGGTATATGTTTTTTTATTTTTTTTGGTAACGCCATTTTTATAGTCCATTAAATTCGTTTGGTCCAACAGGTGAAGCCATAATTGTTTTATAGAATGGTTTATAACCACCGTAAGTATGTTTGTTATCAGATACTACACGACCATCGTTATTAACTGTGTAATATCTAACTCTTGATTCGGTTTCGTAATATCCAATATAATCACCGTAGTCAATATCTATACCTAATTCATCTAAATGTGATTGATAAACCGACACTCGGATATTACCAGGTTCAAACTGTTCAATTTTAGATGTTCCCACATTTTTATTTTCAGGTGCCATTACCTGAACAAATGCTTTAAACTCAACAGGTGGTAAAAATTTAATACCATCACTAACTGTTTCACCATAAACATCATCAGTAATTGTCTTTCTTCGGTCAATTTTATAAAGTACTAAAGTGAAATTCATATCTCCGTGTAACCATTCTTCACCCATAGAGATATCTAACTGATAATCTTCAGCACCAAAAAATTTACCTAATCTTGTTATTGGAACTTTCTTCTCAGACATATTGATAAATATCTTAATAATTATTATTATTTAGTATTTAATATTAGTTTTGGAGAATAGCGAATTAAAAATTAACTTTGAGGTTGTAGAAAGAAAAGCTCTTAATATTTTAGAAGAATATCAGGGGTCTAATAATTATTTGATTAATTTAAAAGTAAAATTTCTTACTAATAAAAATTTTGTACCGACTCGTTCACAATCAGATTATATTATAACTTACTCAGAGGTAACACCAAAAGTGGCAAGAAAATGGGTTGACCTTGACCCTTATTTTGCTAAGAAAATTGCTGATGAAAAATTATACACAAAAATACCTGAACAAATTTGGGTTGAAAAATTATTAGTTGAAAAAGATAAAGCATATCATATTTGGGGTAAAGTATTAGAGTCAGAAGAGATTCATGATTTTTGGTTACCTAAAAGTGCAATCATTAAAACACATACAACTGAAAAGGTTGAAATTGATTATTCTAAGTATGACCACAGACCTCCATTAAATCACCAAAAAGAAGCGATTGAAAAATTAGTTGGAACTAAAAGATTTATTTTGGCGGATGACATGGGATTGGGGAAAACAACCTCAACAATTATCGCGGCTTTAGAGACAGGTGCTAAAAAAGTTTTAATAATCTGTCCCGCATCTTTAAAGATAAATTGGATGAGGGAAATTGAAAACTATACTGATAGAAGTGTGTACATCGCTGAGGGTAAAAAGTTTTCTGTTGACCACGATTTTGTCATCGTTAATTACGACATATTAAAAAACTTTCACGAATTAAAATCAAAAACCGATACTGTAATCACTCAGTTCAATCCTGATTTGATTATTATTGATGAAGCACATTATATCCAAAATGGACAAGCACAAAGAACAAAACTTGTAAATAACTTTGCGTCTAAATCAAAATATCTTTGGTTACTTACAGGTACTCCTATGACCTCAAGACCGATGAACTATTTTAATTTATTGAACTTAATTGAAAGTCCTGTGGCTCAGAATTGGATGGCTTATGCCATTAGATATTGTCAGGGTTACCAATTTAACGCGGGTAAAAGAAAAGTGTGGAATGTACAAGGTGCGTCTAATTTGGAAGAGTTACGTGACCGAACTTCAAGACAAGTGTTAAGAAGATTAAAAACCGATGTGTTAGATTTACCTGACAAAATTATTACCCCCGTATATCTTAAATTAAAATCTAAGATGTATGAAGAATTAATGGGTGAATACTATGATTGGTATGAAAATAAAAAAGAAGAATCATCTTCATTAACAATTCAGTTTAGTAAACTGATGAAGGTGAGACAAATAATTGCCGAAGAAAAAATTAAAACGACAATAGAATTAGCACAAAACATAATTGACCAAGATAAAAAAGTTATTATATTCACAAACTTTACAGATACATTACAACAAATATATCAACACTTTGGTAAACAAGCCGTTTATTTAGATGGTTCATGTTCAAAACCTCATCGTCAACATGCGGTGGACCAATTTCAAGAAAACGATAAGATTAAAGTATTTGTTGGTAACTTAAAGGCTGCGGGTGTGGGAATTACTCTCACCGCTGGTGAGGCTTGTATTATGAATGACTTATCGTTTGTACCTTCAGACCATCAACAAGCTGAAGACAGAGCGTATAGATTTGGTCAAAAGAATAGTGTATCAATTTATTACCCAATATTTGAAAACACCATTGAAGGTGCAATATACGATATTTTATCAAATAAAAAGAATATTATTGACACTGTTATGGGTGATAACATTGACAGGTCAGACGTTGTTCAAGAGATTATGAATCGTATACTTTCTAAGTGACATTTTAAGGTTTCGGCTTATTTATAGAAATAAAATAAGAATATGAAATCGTTAGAAGAAAAAGTAAAATTACTTACTGAAGATATAAAAAGACAATCAGCTAAAAAAAGTTTATTAACTGAAGCAAAAAAAATTGGTATTGAAAAACTACCTTACGCCTACTCCGCATTAAAGAATTTTATTGATGCCGAAACAATGGATTTCCATTACAACAAACATTACAAAGGATACGTTAAAAAACTAAACGACGCATTATCCAAAAAAGAATATGGTGATGTTGAACTTGAGGATATTATTAAAAAAATAAGTAAGTACAACAAAACAATTAGAAACAATGCTGGTGGAGCATTTAACCACGCATTATTTTGGAAAATGTTGTCACCTAAAGAACAAGATTGTGATGGACCTGTTTTAAAAAAAATAACAACATCATTTGGGAGTTTTAAAGAATTCAAAACTAAATTTGAGACTGTTGCTAAAAACCGATTTGGTTCAGGTTGGGTTTGGTTAGTTTTAACTAAACGAGGAACCCTTAAAATTTTATCAACTCCCAATCAAGATAATCCATTAATGAACATTATAACTAATGGGGGATATCCACTTCTTGGTTTAGATTTGTGGGAACATGCTTATTATTTAAAGTACCAAAACAAACGAGACGAATATATTCGTAATTTTTGGAAATGTGTAAATTGGGAATTTGTTAATGACTTGTTAAAAATGAAAACACAAACTAAAATAAATGAAAACGTTAGATTAAGACGTATCATTACTGAAAGTACGTCAGATAGATGTAGTAGAGATGAGGTATTAATTTATAAGGAGTTATTTAATACTAACAAATACGTTAAAAACGTTTATCGTCACGGTATTGATAAAATAATTAAATCGGTATTTCCAAACAATTATTTTGAAAAAAATGCTTACGGACCAAATGAAATGGCGGGTATATATGACCTTGAAATACGAGGTAGGTCAGTCATCAATAAAATGAATACTAATTATGAAATCTTTTGTATACTAACTAGTGATATTAATAAACTGTTAAGAAAAACAGGTCAACCCCCAATTGATTTTAGAGGTAAAGATATCGGTGAACAAATTAAAGACGTACAAAGATTAATTTCAATTGTTGACCAATACAAAACAAGGATATTTTCATTGTCGTCATCAACATTTGAAAACATTATGGCTACCCTTGGTAGTACTAACGCTTTGGGGGATTTGATAGAAGAATATGCGGTTAAAAGAATGAAAGAGGTTTATGGTGAAGACAATGTTGAGAAGATTGGTAGTTTAGGTAATTCAGATGATGCACTTAAAGGTATTGATTGTCAAGTCAAAATTAATGACAAAATATTGACCGCACAAATTAAACCATACAAAAGTTTCGACATTCAAAATGGGGTATACATTATGAATGATACAGGTCAAGTTAAAGATTATTCGACGGATTGGTTGGTGTTTGCTAAAAATGAAGTTGATGTTTATGTTTTTGATAATTCAGATACTAAAATAATTAAAGGTAAATTTGTTATACCAACAAAAAATTTAATACAACATATCAAATAAAAGTTAAAAGATATTTATTTGTATGAAATTTCTAATAAATGAGGAACAATCTTGGTTTTTATCAGAACAACAACTTGGTTTAGGTTTTGATGAAAAACCTGATTATATAAATTCACTGTGTAAAAAAAGTAAAAACCCTGAAAGTCCATCTTGTCAATTACGACAAATGAGACCATTATTTACCGACGAGTTAATTGACATTTTAAATGAATCATTTGCGGTATTATATAATTTTTTTGGGTGGAAAAACGCAGGTATATTACCTAAAATCATTGAGTTATCTTTAGAAACTCCTGAAAAAACAGTTTATTCAATTAAAACCGTTGCCGACTTTATTTTAGATAAAGATTTTAATGATGACGTAACCAAAAAACAATTAAAACAATTAAAAGATTACGATACATTACCTGACGATTTTGAATCTTTAATTAGACAAGCCAGAGAAAAGGAATACACTAAATATGAAAATGATTTTATTAGTGATGATTCCCCGTTTAAAGAAAACAGAACTAGTTTATCATTAAACTATAAATGTGGAAACCAAATTGATTTAAAATTTTTAGATA